GGCAAGGTATTCGCTAGACTCAATATAATCGTTAAAATCTTCTGGATAATTCTGACGCAAATAATTGATCATAGTGCGGCGTAAATTCTCAAAGTCGTAACTTTGGAAGTCTGCATTACGGAAGGTTTGGTAAATCTTCTTCCAGTCTTCTGCTACAAGAAGTCTATTTTGTCTATCTGTTGCGCTCATGATTCATCCTATATCTTGTATTTATTGGTTAAAATTATCTACATACATTATTGTGCAAGCAGGCCGTTTGCTTGGTCAAACTTCAATTGCATAGTCTGCGAGACGTTGTAGGGCAGGTATGTTAGTTGACATTGTATCTGAATTCCGCTTTCATACTGTGTTACAGATATCTGATCAGCAACTACTCTAGGGTCTGAATTCATTATAGTGTTTACGTTTTGTGTAATTAAATTCTTAACTTGATCTGTTAACGGCTCAAATAAAACGTCCCAAATAATTGTCCCAAATGACGGATTCATCAGACGTTCGCCCTGGCGTATGTGGAAATGATTTATAATGTCTTGCTTGATTAATTCAAGATCGAACAAGTGAAAATTTTCTGTTTCTGGATTGACTGTGCTAAAACCTTTGTAAGTTTTAGGGCCTAATGCAGACTCTTGTCGTGGTGCTTTTAGCACAACTTTGTTGTATAAATTAGCGTTTGAACTCATTATTCACCTGCCTCCTGTTGTTCTTCATCTGTAGCAGGCGCAGGCGGCCTGTCAAATGTATCTTTATTTGTTGTATACTTTTCAAAGAACTTAGGAGCTGCTGGCTCTGCTGTTCCTGCTTTTGTTTTTTCCGGAGTATACGCCGCAGGGTCTAAGTTTTCGTGATGCTTCCACGGTTCAGTTTGCGGAACTCGTCCAGTCTTTGGAGCAGCGGCTGCTGCGCCTGCAACTCCAGAATTTAAATTAATATTGCCGCCGTCAATGCTAGTGTTGGCTGCTAAAATATTACAGTCACCGGCCGGATTAATGTTTGTCGCGGCTCCTGATTTAATATTAATTGCGGCTGCTGCTTGCTCGTTAATATTAGTAACCGCATTCATGTTAATGTTTGCGCCAGCAGTTAAGTTAATGTCTCGTTTGGCTGTAAAGTTAATGTCGTTTTCGCTGTGGACGCTTATACTGTCTTTACTATAGATATCAATTTTGCCGTTGCTAGTTAATTCAATCCATGCAGTGCCTCGACTGTTAGTAATGTAAATCAAATCTTCGCTGTTGTGCATTAAGATTTGATGTCCTGTGCGAGTTCTAATACGCACTAATTCATTATGTGGTATAGTTACTTCAGTGCCCGCTGGGCCGTCATCTTCAACACTAACGTAATCAGGTGGTCCTTGCTTTGATCCACCCGGTGGTGTTTTACGTAGATATTTGTCGTCACCGTCATCCATTACAAATGTTGTTCCGCCAAGTCGGCTAACTGGAACGTTTGCTGATGATTCTTTAGTCCCCATCTTTCCACGAGGTGCGCCATCTTGTTTGTCAAGCGGCCGGTCCAGGAGTGCTAATACCAAATACCATACTTGGTGCTTCACGTCTAGCACTACTAGTTGTAATGCCTCTGATATCATCTTTGAGAAGACCTTGGTGGTCTAATGCTTTAGCAAGAGGATGTTCTGATTTTGGAATACGAGTTGTATCTGTTCCAGGATTAGGGTTTAACTTTTTGTTAAATTCTCCCACTGGCACACGCTCTGCGGTGCCTTCAATATTGAATGAGGTTGCAGCAAGACCAGGCGTCATAAAATTCATGTCGCCCATCGGCACTCCGCCTAGCCAGTATCCATCTTTAGAGTTACCGTTAATAAAAATTACAACAACAACAGATCCAACATCAGGAGGGACCATCCACATGCCATATGACTTCTGTGTTCCGTTATAGTCCGGATTATCGGTTAGATAGTCGTTGCTAGTAACGCCGAAGAACGGGCTTATCATTTTAACAGTCTGAACTTGACTTTCACTGATAGTGTTTCCAGAAGTTCTTAACAGCTCGACTTGAATCTTACCGTTATAAGTGTTGTCAATATGGCCCACTACCCTTGCAAGTTGCGGGTATCCTGTGGTATCTTTATCTGGTTGGTCTTGCGATGGGCGTGACTCGTTATTATCTGACATAGTTACCTTTTTTATTATCCTGCAAAGTCGCCAAGATCTTTGCTAGCTTGTATTTCATCCGGAGTTCTTAACTCATTAGCGTTTTCAGAGTAGTCTGAAACTTCCGGAGTATTTTCAGTTGACGTGATTAGTTTTGACGGGTCAGCTGGATTCTTATTTTCTTGACCATAACGTCTAAAACCATTTAATGTTTGTGTAAATTGTCCGCTCTTAAAGGAATTTTTTACAGTAGTTAGTTTGTATAATCCGCTAAACTGTTGAACTGCTACAGTATTACCAAAGTCGTATAAACCAGTTGCTTGGTTAATGTCAATAGGTGTTCTAAAATTAACAACACAATCAACTTCACCTGTTTGATAATCAACAGTGCCTTCTGCATTTAGGTTTGAATAGTTACTTGAGGCTGCTGTATAATTTCCTAGTCCGCTAGTGAATAAGAAATAAGGATCTCCAACAATTTCTAATTCTAAGTTTTGTAAATCTTTTCCGTTAATCAATGCATCATGGAATAACTTTGCAACACGGACTCCGGCAGTTTCAGTTCCGCCGCCGCCTTTGCCGTCAGTAGTAGTTTTAGTCTTACTATAAGATACTTGCGCAGGAAGTCCTTCGCCCGGTTTAGGCGGAGTTGTGCCAGCTGGTTGTTTAACAGTTCCGCCTTCTTCTGAGCCTACTGCATTATCATCTTGTAGCTTCACATCAGCATTTTGTGTTCCGCCGTCCGCTGTCATCATTTGTTGGAAGCCGTTAGCAATATCAATATTAAATCTAATAATGTCTACGTTCTTGCCTGTGTAGATGTAATTATATTCTTTAACTGCTTGTTTCTTCAACTGTTCAAACCCAGGAGCTGCAACGTTAGCCGGTGTCATTCTACTAGCGTGAGCTTTATATGGAACAACCCTGTAGACATGAAGCAACGGAGCTTTACCAGTTACTGGATCAGGTGTAGCACTAATAGTATAAGTTTGAGTTTCA